CGTTGACAGGCGCGTACCACTTCGAAGTGGCAACCGGTATGCGCTTGCCGGCGGTGTCCGGGACCCCCAAGGGGGCCTCGAACTCTTCCCCAGGCTCACGCACGGCGATGCCGTCAAACCCCTGTACTGTTGCAATGACTCGCATAGCTCAAACCCCCTTACACGTCGATAGTGAACCCGATCGGGTAGATCACGTTGCGCTGCGGATCCGGGGTCAGGTAGGCCAGCACGTTGAATGACGTGAAGCCGGCCGACACGGTGTACCGCAGACCGATGTAGCGCTTGTAGTCCGAGCTGGGCAGCTGCACGCGCACTGCCGTATAGCCGGCCACCAGCGCCGAGCCCAGGATCGCCGGGGTGCTGAAATGCACCACGGGGCTGGATGACAGGGCCGCGTCCAGCGCCGATTCCAGGGTGATCGTGAGGGTCTTGGCAGAGTCCGCACCATTGGTGGCGGTCTGGACCTGCACGATCAGCCACATCTCGGCGAAGCCTTCAAGGCCCTCGTCTTCGAGGGCGGGGAACAACGGCAAGCCGCCAGTGCGGTCCAGCACGTTGCCTGAGATTGCCGTCGCGGTGATGCCCTGGCCGGTTTTCGTACCGTCCACTGCCACCGTGCCGGAGAACATTGTCTGAAGATCAAGAATCATAGTCGTATCTCCTGTGCTGCTGGCGTCTTAGACGACAACCGCTTCGGTGGTGAGGATCTGGTCGCAGGTGCGGCAGGGGATGCCAAAGAACTGGGTCTCCTTCTGCACCCAGCCCGGAGCCACCGAGCCGAACTGATTGACAGCCGGCACGATCGCCAGCGCGGCGTTGGACTTGTCCAGGGCCGCCACTGCCAGGAACTCCTTGACCGTGCGTGTCATGTAGAACACCGGGGTGCCCATTGACATGTACGGGATGCGAGCCATGGCGCGGATCATCAGCTTGATGACCGCAGTCGCTGCGGCGGGGGCCTGGGTGCCGGTCTGACCGACCAGGTCCGACACGTCCACGTTGGCGATGCGAACCACGTAGCGCCAGTCCTTGACGTGAACACCGCACTTCCACTGCCAGCGATCCGCATACGCCCGATAGCGCGCGTTGTTACTGTCAAAGGCGTCGATCAGTCCCAGGTCCTCGTGCACCAGGCCGACCTTGCTGCCCTTGGGGTAGATGCCCGTGACGGTCTGCGAACTCCACACCACCAGCCAGATGCTGGTGTTGTCCGAGCCCGCGCCGCCGCCGGTGATCACATTCTGGCCGTTGGCAGCACCGGAAATCGCACCAAAGCGCGGGGCCAGGCCCATGAAGCGCTCCGGATTGGTGGCGGTGTTGCCGTAGAACAGGGTCGAGACCATGTTCTGATTCATCGCTTCCAGGAACGCGGAGGCTTCCGTCAGCCGGAAAGCGGCGCTGTTGCCGTTGAGTTCGGCAATGTCCTTGTCCAGTTCGGCCCGAGTCTCCAGCATGCCGCACGCGTCTTCGATCTGCGCGCGCACGGACTTGCTGGGCGGGACGCCCTGGTACATCTGCCGCCAGATCGCCGTGGGCAATCCAGTGCGCACCACACCCTTGTGACCGGTCGGCATGTTGCCTTCCATCCAGGGCATGTCGTAGAGGATTTCGTTGGTCTGCGTCAGCAGTTCTGCCACCACAGCCACGTTACCCTGCGGATCCATTGACTTGGCAATGTCCAGAAGGGTGACTTTACCGAGAGTGCCGAGTGTTGCCATTTTAGAAAACTCCTAGAAAAGGCGCGCTATTACGCGACCTTGTGATTTGGGTACAGTCGATCCGCCAGCGATTTCTCGCCTTCCGCGGATTTGCCACCGGTGACGAACCGGTCGGGGCTGAATTCTTTGCTGACACGATAGGCCCAGCGAATCAACTCAGGGTGATTGCCCAGCTTGCTGTCAGAGAGCAGCTGCTTGAGGGCCGGGGTGCCGAAGGTCTCGAACACCTTGTTGGCCATGGCCAGATTGGCGTCAAAGCCATCGCCGCCGAACTCCTTGTCCGACTTGGAGGTCGCGATCCACTCGGTGCTGGCTTTATCCAGTACCGCGGCCTGCGCGTTGTTGAAGCCCTCGCCTAACTGGCCGCGAAGACCGATAAGATCGTTCATCGCGTCCTGGGTAAGACCGTGCTTCTTGCCAATTTCGGACAGTCTGCCGGTGACTTTCGGATCCATGGTCGCGCCATCCTCGACGGCGAACGCATAGGTTTCCGGCACAACAGGCTTTGCAGCCTTGGCAGCTTCAGCGGCTTTCGTCGCTTCCGCCTCGCTGGCGATCTTCGCAGCCTCGGCAACCTTGGCAGCTTCTGCGACCTTGGCAGCCTCGGCACCCGCATCCGGCGCCAGCGCGGGCTTATCCGCAGCGGCAGCAGTAGTGGTAGCGGCAGCGGCCAGTGCGTCAGCGTTTGGTTCGTCGGCCATTCTTGCGATTCTCCAGCACCATCTTGTTGTACTGCTCGGGACACAGTCGGTGTATCTCGGCGAGCATCGTTTGACCGATGACCTGCTTGCCGCAGTTGAAGTCGGTCACTTCACGCTGCAAAGCAAACGGGTTCCTGAAGACTCCCGTCACACCCAACTGACGCCACATGTAGCGGCGCCCTCGCCTGTCAGACATAAGCCACTTGAAGTCATCATCCTCGACCTGTTGCTCCAAGCGCCTGGCCTCTTCACTTTCGTGTTCGGCTGCTTCTTGCGCGTGCAGGTCGTGAGTCCGGGGATCAGTAGCCATGCCAGGCCGTGAGATTACGCCTACAAAATAAATTCATGCGCACCCCTTACTTGCCGTCGTAGGGGCCAGGCTTCTCGGCAAGCAGCACGGCGATTTCCGCACTGGTCAGCGGGCGCAGAATTTCGGCATAAACGATTTCGCTATAGACTTCCAGCAGCGGCGCCCAGTCCGGCGGATATGTGCCGACCCAGGTCATCCAGTACGGGGTAAAGGCATAAGGGGACGCAATGTCAAAGGTCTGCCCCACTTCGATGATGCCGTTGTTGAACCAGCCGCGCCGATAGGCTTTGACCGTCACGGATGCGGGGGTGAAAAGCCCGATGACCGTGGACAGGCTGGTCAGGGAAATCGCCCCCAGCGTCACCCCGACACTGCCTATGCTGGCCGTGCCGATCGATGCCGAAGAGGACAGCGACAGGCTAAGGATCGTGCTGAACGAACCGTTGATAGACAGGGAGCCTTGAGCGCTGGTCAATTGCAGCGCGCCCAGCGTGATAGCCGCGTTGCCTACCGTAGCGGCGTTGTTTGTAAAGCCGCGCGGGGTAGGGGCGAAGTCCATGGCCGGACCAAAATTCTGGCGCGTGTTGAGCCCCACCGTCGGGGGCTGGGTCACCGTGGCATCCGCGCTGAGGGTAAAAGAGCCCAGCTGGACGGAAAGATCCGCCTGGGTTGCGGCGAAGGAGGCAAAGCTAAAGCCGCGAGGGGATGCCTTGAACGGCAGCATCGGCCCGACGTTGCGATTGATCAGCGCGACCTGCTGGCCGATGCCCGTGGCGATCAGCGTCAGGGGTGCAAGCGTAATGCTTAAGGTGCCATCGAGCCCCAACGATGCGGTCGAGGTTAAGGTCAGCGCCCCCAGCGTCGCGCTTAGATTGCCGCCCGTGGGATGATCAAAGCCACGCGGGGTCGCCCGAAACGGTAATGAAGGTCCGACGCTGTCCTGGCGTAGGCTATCCACATCACCGCCGCATCGTCATCGAGTGGAAGGTCTGTGAAGTCAACGTCTGCGCGGGGACTGATCCGCCCACTGACAGCGGGGCCGGGTCGCCGTTGGTCCCTATGCCTATGGCCAACAAATCCATTCTAAAAGCGGAATTTGTGTCCCAGGTCACACCGATACTTCCGGTGGAATACGTGGCGTCAGTGCCCGACAAGTCAGGGGTGTCGGTCTGATTCTTTACCGTCCCGCCGAACAGCCAGTACCAGGCTTTTAACGCGGTCCCCTGGGCGCTGAAGCGTATGGCATAGATCTGCGACGTGCTGGCGGCACCGAATATATTTCCAAAGGCCACGGGCTCAAAGCCGATACCGATGATGATGTTGTTGTACGCATCAAAATCGAATCCGTCATTGCAATAGACACCAGAATAATTGGTGCGAACCGTAGGCTTGCACCCTTGGTAAAAGCCTTCCAGTCCGTCCGGGAAACGAACCAGGACGACAACTTCCGCATTGCCGACATTAGGATCGCTGTCGGCGATGTTCCAATAGGCGTGAGTAAAGCGCACGCCGGACTGCGGCACCAGTTGAAGAATCTTGCCGCCAGGGGCGCTCCCATCGGTCAGTACATTAGAAGTGCCGGTGCCTAGATTTGAAAACGTCCACCCTGCCGGCGGGGAGCCAACGGTCTCGCTGGAAAAGTTCGTAAAATACTGTGCCATTGCGCTATACCTTGTTAATGCTGATCCACAGCGGCTGCTCCAGCCACGCCCACGTGCCAGTCGTCAATGTTCCGCGATTGAGCGTGCCGACAAACTTGATCCAGATGCGCGGCTTGCTATCACCGAACACAGCCCCCGTGGTATCGGCGTAGTACAGCGTCCCGTCGCCTGCGGCCAAGGCCGCGTAGCTTCCAGCCGCCGACAGGCCACGGAAATTTGGCCCGCTGGTAGCCCCTGGAATGCGGTAGTTGGCCGAGATGCCCGCCGACAGATCGAAGTTGATACCCACAATGAAGCTGTCGGTCGAACGCCGACAGTTAGTAATCTCGGTATTCCACGACTGCGACAGCGGCTGTCCCGGATGATCGACCATGAACACACCGTTGTTGACGAACGATGTGAATCGGAAATAGTCCGTCGTGCCGCTCACGCCCTGCGGGAATGAGTATGTGCCCACGAGGGCCTTGGTCGTGGGATCTATGCGGCTGAAAGTCGAGGCACCCAGGAATGTGAACGATGCCGGGTCCCAGTCGGTTTGTATTCCGTCAAGGCCGTAGCACTCGTCTGAAATCACAACCCCGTTGTCACCGGGGGACTGTGTCAGATACGTGGGCGCATTGCCCACCACCGTGGCCTGGTAGGTCATATAGGGAATGTTGAACACCCACGTGCCCACCATGCCGGTGCGCTGACCGAACGGGTCCCACACTGCCGGGGAGAGCCCTTGCCTGCCGACCCCCGGATAGATCATGTTCAGGCCGCGAGTGCGCATCGCGCGCGGGGTGTCGATAAAGCGATTGTTCTGGTCGAAGTATGTACCGCGCTGGAAGCCGTTGACATACAAGTCTTCCGTTCCCCACGCGCCGCCGCCTGAGTAAGAGAATCCGTCCATGACAGCAGGCTCATAGGTGAGGGCGGGACGAAAGTGCATGATGGTGCACTGGATCTGCGGGATCGTTGAGTGGTAGCTGACGAACGCCCCTGACGGGAACTTGACGTAGTCCCCGCTGGGCCACTGCTCATTTGCGTTGTTGAGCGAGAAGCCCACCGCCAGGACAAAGCCCAGTTTGTTTGGCGTCGGGGTAACGTCACTCGGGACACCGGTCTTGCCGACGAAGTGCAACCACACATTGTTGGCCGTCGCCCAGCCGTTGTAGTACGGATATCCGGTGGTGTGCCGATAGGCCCCGTTTTGGCCCTTGGTCAGCGTCATGCGCGAGATTTCAAAGCTCACGTCCGCCCCGGCCGGCGTATCGTCGGTGTGCGGGGCGTACATGCCTTGGAAATCAACATTGCCCAGCGTGTCGATCTGCGTGCCGCGACCCAGCGAACAGGTGCCGCGCATCGACTGGAAGCGATTGTTGTCGATCAGTCCCATGCGCGTGTTGCGTGGGTACTTGGCCGTCAACGTGTAGTTTGCCACCGGGGTGCCGGGGAACGAGTTCCACAGCCCTGTTGCCGCATACGATCCATAATTTCCGGTGATCGTGTTGTTGGGGTTGGCGTTCCAGATACAGGCAGATCCGGACTCACCGTTGAATAGTTCGTGCTGTAGTAGAACTTTGCCGGCCAGCGGATCGAACGCGGCACCAAAGCAATTGTTCGTGATGAAATTTCGCTCTTCCACCGCAGCCTCAAGGAAAACCTGGTGGCCGTGGATATTGTCGTAGCTGTTGTGGTCCAGCGTGACGCCGCAAGTGCCGTGGATCACGTCCCCGCGCTGCGCGGAATCACGGATCACGTTGTATCGGGCCTTACCCTTGCCTGCAGGTATATCCCCGAGAATCACCCCGGGGGTCGGATCGCTGTCGGGGGTGATGCTGACCTGGTGCCAGTGAATGCCGCCATAACGGCCCAGTGTCCCTGCCTGCCCGCCGCGCCTGAATTCGACGCCCTTTACGTCCACGGTGCAGTTGAGGTCCATTACCATGACGTGGCAGCCGAAGCCGTTGGTGGTCCAGTTGCTATCCACCACGCTCGAAATGGTGAACGTGCGGGTGAGATTGTTGATCACCGCGCGCTCGTTGAGGACCGTCGGGGTGCCCGCAGGGGAACTGAATGTACCGGGGGTGAGACTTAAGCCCGCATCGGTGGGATATTGAAGCTTGCCCCACCTGAAGGCGACACCCCCTGACCAGCTGATGACCTGGCCGACAATGCTGGTGATGATCCGATAGTCCCATCCGCCAATGTCGTACCAGTCGGTGGGACTGATGCGGATTTCATCCCCGACATGCCAGTCGGAAATGTTCCCCGACATGATCGCCGAGGTGCCGTTGACCGGTATATGGTCGGTGATTTCCTGCCAAGGCTCAACCGGCGGGTTGGTATCGGCAAAGAAGCGCGAATTGTGGAACATGATCGAGCGCTGGTGCCCGTCGTTGGGGACCGCAGGGGCGCCGGTCAGGACGATCTGTCCGCGATTGGGGTAGCCATAAGGGGTGGCCGCGGAGCCAATCTCAAGATTGGACCCCACTTCAACGTGCACATTGGTGGCCGTCAGTACCGCGCTGTAGCCGGACTTCCACTTGAGCGTTCCGCCGTTGATTATCTCAAGCGCGCCCATGGACACCGAGTCCACGTCCATGATGACGCTGATCCCGTCGATGGTACCGGCAGCCCCCGCCCCTGTTGGCTTGCCGGGGAAGGCCGACGACCACAACAGGTCCGTGCCGCCCCCGCCGCCGCCAGTAGCAGGATCAGGCGAGGGGCGACGGGTGCGGGGCGCGAACCCTCCGCGCACTTCAGTTCTGCAATGAGAGTGCGAAGTCGTGCAGGGTGATGGTGTTGGACGCGCTGGCGGCGGACCAGGTTGCGTACAAATCCACTGCCTGCGACGCGGTCGAATCAAACCCCGTGCCGGCGGCAGGGGCAGATGCCGGCAGCAGCATAAATCCTGGGGTCGCCGAAAGGGCAAAGCTGTCCAATCGACCCGTGCCCAGCATCGTCGCCGCGGTGGACGCGCCGTAGCTGCGGCACTCAAGCTCCACGTCCAGCAACCAGGTCAAGTTCGCCGCCGACACCGCCAGGGTGGGGGACGCGCCGCCGTTGAATACCACCACCGAGCCGAAGCGCACGTCCAGCGTGAGGGTGCCAGGGGAGGCGCCAGCGGTTGAAATGCGACCCGACGCGCGTACCCGAAGGCGTGTGCCGGGGAACATGATTCCCGCCGGCAACGTGAACTTCTCGGCCGGCGGAATGATGCTGGTGGGCGTGACGGTATTGGTAAGGGCCGTGCCGTCGGTGTATTGACGGGAAAGCAGTTGAAACCATGAATTCTGTGACATGAAAGACTCCCGTTAAGGATTACCGGCACCGAGTGTGAAGCTGTTGACCGTGAAAGGCTGGCCAGCGGAGAAATTGGTCGAGTCCAGGATCATGTCCGTGCCAGAAGTACCCGCCGAGCCTTGCATGAAGCAAGTCGTGTTGTCCTTGGTGGCCTGGGAACGATAGACCCGAAAGTGCCCGGCCGTGCCAGTGTTGTCAGCCGCCGCATCCTGCCATACGCCCAGCTTGGCCTTGCTGCCGGAGGCGGCATTGCTCATCCAGTCCGAGGGCAGATTGATGGTGGCCAGGACCGTACCGCTGCCCACCGTGGCGCAGTCAGCCGGCTGCGCGCCGGAACGGATTTCCAAGCAGCATGAGGTGCCGTTGGTACTCTCCACTGCATCGAGGACTGCATTTCGAGTGGTCTGGTCTAGCTGCACTGCCATTGCGATCGCGCTCCTGGGCTGTAAAACCGATCATAGTCCGCACCGCGCAACTGATGCGCACCCTTCAGGCCACCGTGCGTCGGCACAGTGCTTGGGCCACCAGGGTGGTCGTACCGTCCCCTGCGGTCACGTTGGGGCGAATGTACATGGCCCGCTCCTGGGTGACACTGGGGGTCAGCAGCGCAGTCTGATTGAGCGTTGCGGGGGTGCCGATCTTGGTGCTGAACGAAAACCACAGCAGCCCGTCGAACGAGCCCTGCCACAAAATATTGCCGCCAGCCCCCAGCGTGCCGCTGGCGATCATCACAATGATTTCCTGGGAGCCGAAGATCGGCGCCGGGGCGCCGGTGTCGCCGTTCAAAAGCCCCGACCAGCTGTACAAGTCCGACAGCGCGTCCTGCTTGACGGCCAATGCCACTGCGCGAATTGCCATGTTATGCCCCTGCCCCTTGCGGGAGTGTGTAACCGGAGAAGTTGTTGATCAGGTCGCTGACCGCGTTTTGCCCGGCAGGTCCTGCCTGGGCCAGGTTCTTGGCCGATTGGGTGATCGCAGGGGCATTTTGCGCGGCCTGGGCCGCGGCTTGCTGCTTGGCCCGGTCCTGGCGAATGGCGGCGACCTTGTCGTCGGCCACGATCAGGTTCGGATCCACCCCCAGCATGTCCGCATAGCGATCGATGGTCTCGTCGGTGTCGATCTTGTCCACCACTTCGGGCTTGAACTGGGCAATCGCCGCCACCGTGCCCAGCAGTCGATCCACCGAACTGGTGCCCACCGCGCGCTGGGCCTGGGCCAGCACAGACACAAACTCGATGTTCACGTCCATGCCTTGCAGTTCCTTGGGCACAGGCGGCCCGATGCCGGTCTCGATGATCCGGTCAAAGGCAATGTCGATCAGCGGCTTCAATAGCTCGTTTTGCAAGCGCTCCAGCACCGGGCCGAGCATGAGCATCTTTTCCTCGTGACGCTCGGCCACTTCCCGCGCAGTCATTTCCCCGGTGGTGTCGTTGGCCAGCATCAGGAACAAATCCTCGTAGAAGGACTGCTTGACGCGCTGGCGCACGTCCTGGATATCCTCCAGCAACGGGGACAGTTCCAACTTCACGTCAAACAGCGTCTTGATGCCCCCGGTCGCCGCGGTGGCATCGGTGTACGACACCCCGCCGGGCAGCGTGTCGATTTCCATGCCCTTCATGCCAGGCGGGGCCTGCACCGGGGGCTTGACCATGTAGTCGATGCCCTGGGACTTGCGAAGCTGGGCGTGTTGCAACTGCTTGATATCCCCCAACGCCTCGATGCCAGGACAAGTCGAGCCCATCACGTCCCCACCGCTGATCATCCAGCGCGGGCACAGCGCGGGGAAGCGCTTGTAGCCTGACTCGCGCAGGAACCTGCCCTCGTTGTTGGCACCGGTCTCGATGTAGCAGGAGGAAAATTTCATGCTGCGATTGTTGCGCAGCTGCGGATCGTAGTCCGCGTTGGGCTGGATCGCGTGCAGCACCGGCACCCAGGTGTCGTACATGCCCCGATCGTAGAGATTCTTGATCTGCGTCGAACACACTGACCAGTCCAATGCGCCGCCGGGCTGCTTGACGAACTGGCCCACGATCTGGCTGACCGTCAATTGAAACTCGCGATACAGCGTATCTACTTCGTCCCGATCATCGGTGGCGATCGCGTACTGGCCGGCGGTCAGCGGATAGTGGCGCAGCACATCGGTGAAATCCGGCACGCACACATTGGCCGCGGTGCCGTAGGAGCTGAGTTCCTCGTAGATCTGGTGCAGCGCCCGATAGGTGTTGCTCTTGGCGAAGATATCGCGCATGAGGCTGCCCATGGCCTCCAGCCAGATCTTCACATTGGAGGATTTCATCATGGCCGGATCGCTGGTGCCCAAGCGAAACCACGGGCGCGCGGGGCTTGTCATACCGGCCATCAGGCCCGCCGACAACACCCGCAAGGATCGCGTGCCGGTGTTGTCGTAGATCAGGTTGTGCTTCTTGCTGCCAATGTTGTTGCCGGTGATCAGGAATCGCCCGGTGCGCGGGGACAGGTACTGGCTTATGTCCTTGTAGTGATCAAACCAGGACAATCGCTCGGTCTGCAATGCCTGCCAGCGCTGCAAGTATCGTCGACGCCGATCAACGCTGGATTCATTGTCCATTAGCCACCCAGCAACGTGGCTTTACCCAGCGTGCCATCGTCAAAGCCCCCCAGCAGCGAGCCTGCCAGGGTGCCGGTGGGCACGTCGGAGGATCCGCTGGCCACCGATGCGGGCGTGCGCGGCAGGGGCGCACCGGGCAGCACTCCGGGCTGCGTCTTGGTGGCAGCGGCGGCCACTTCGGCCTGCTTTTGCTGGGCCAGGGCCGCCTGGCCTTGCTTCTTGGCATCCTTGGCGCCCTTGGCGGCAACGCCAACGCCGATTGCCGAGACCACCGCGGCTATTGCGTCGAAGGCCATAGGTCGAGCCTCTTGACGTAGATGGTTTCGATGGCCTCATAGCCGATGCGCTTTAGCAGCGGACCAAAATCATGGGCCAGCTTCACGTGCTGGTGCACGACCTGCACGCCCTCGGTGGCCAGGGCCGCATCGCACTGGGTGATCAGCGACAACCCGAGGCGGCTCTTGCGAAACTCAGGCAGCAGGAAAAGCACGTCCTGGGCGGCCATCAGGCAGCCGCTGTAGTGCAGGTTGTGCTTGACGAAATAGACCCCGTAGCCGATCAGCCGTAGCCCGTCGCGCAGCGTGAACACCCGCAGCGCCCCTACATCCTCGGCCGCGTAGTAAGCCTCGCGGTCCGGAGCCAGCGCGATATCGTTGTAGTGGGCAATCTCGCGCCAATGCTGCTCGAACAGCGGCATCAGTTCGTCGAACACGTCCCTGGCATTTTCGCGCTGAAAGATCATATTCATGCGAAGGGGTTGTGTTCCTTTGGACGATTGGCCGACATGCCGGCGAGCGGATCATAGTCCTGGCGCAGTGCATGATGCGCACCCCTGAGAAAGGTCTTCTTTTTCACCGGGTAGGCAAAGGACAGGATCAGCGCGTCGGCGCGATTACCCGACGCCAGCCCGCGCGCCTTCATATCCTTTTTGCTTTCGATCTGAATTTTGCCGTCCATGCGCGGCACAATCTCAGGTCCAATCAACTCCTGGTGCAGCAACGGATCGTTAGGTATCGCACCGCCAGCCTTGAGCCAGTCGCGAGTGTCTTTGTACATTTGCGCGCGCTTGTTCAAGCAGCCGGCGTCGGATGACTCTGACGAGAACCACACCAGCACCCAGTCGCGACTCATTGTCTTGCCGGCGCTGACAATACCGGTTCCAAAACCCCCATCGATCATTACCGCGTCGGCCTGCTCGGTGTCTTCCAGGTCCGCCACAATGCCGGCGACCTGCATGTCGTTATCGTTTTTTCGAATCACGCGCAGGATCTTGAACACCAAGCCTTGCCGAAGACCGATGACCATTTCATCGTCGCCCTCCCATGCAGGATCCACAGTCAGCACCTTCGGTGCCCACATGTATTGCTCCAGGCGAATGAATTTACCAAAGGCCGCGTCCACGTCCTCCACGCTGATGAACTGCTTGGCCGACATGCTGGGGAACATACCGCGCACGCGAATCTTCACGAAGTCAGAGTCAATCCCGTAATCGTCGATCCATTCTTGCAATTGCGCCTTATTGGTAATCTGCACTTCACGACTGTCGATCTGGCGGATGTGCCACCGATGGCGCATGCGGTTGAAGCAATCGCGAAACCATCCGGTGTTGCGCGTCGGATTACCAAAGGCAAATTTCATAGGTTCGCCGTCGGTCATACCGCCTTCCGACACTTCATTGATCGAATCGGGTACGGCGCTGGCCTCATCGAAAATGTAGAACGCGGTGGAATCGGCCGCATGCAAACCGGCGAAGGCTTCAGAATTTTCCTCACGGCAGGTCTGTGCATCACAGCGCCACGATTCAGGATGCTCTTTATGCGTCATGCGCATCGAGCCCTTGCCTGTACTTACATCAAACCAGTGACCGGTCATGCTGCGCTTGGTCCACTTGGCTATTTCTGCCCAAGTCTTTGACGCCAACTGCTCACTGGTGTTTGCAGTTACAACACCTTTAGCGTTGGGGCGCGTTGACATGATCCAATTCACCAACCACGCGGTGATTGCAGACTTGCCAATACCGTGGCCCGAGGCAATCGCCTCGCGAATCGCAGGCACTGGAGTGTGGCCGTCGAACTTATGCTCGGCCACCAGCGCGCTGACATGATCCAGCAATTCACACGCCCATCGATCAGGGCCAAATTCACTGCTG